CAATTTAGCTTTTAAGTAATCGATATCATCAGTTGATGAATATTCTAATCCACTTAAGTTTTCAATGTTTGTACCACTATCACCACCTCTAACTGGTAAATAAAAATCTTCAGTTAGGTTCTGCATATTATATTTCAAGTTGTAATCACCTGTGTTTCTGTCCATGAATGGGACTTTCTTCATCTTGTTGATGATTCTCTGCATATAATTGTCAACTTCATTCGGTGGGATGTTACCGATATCAATTTTGAAAACTCTCTTTTCAGGTGCTCTCATGATTCTGTGAATCAACATTGCATCTTCCATAAGAGATAATTGTTTCCACAATCTTCTACCATTTTCAATCATTGATTTTCCATATGGTAACCAGTTTGTATCTGCTAATAATCTAAAGTGTGCGATTTCATAATTTTCGTAGTCAACTTTTCCGTTAACATCATCTTCAATATGAAACTTTACATAGTTTGGATTTTCTGGGTCTGTTCTTTCTAATCTTTCTGTATTGTATACTGAATACGGAGTTACATTTACAATACCTTTTCCTTCTGCCATCTCAAGACCTAAGAAGAAATCTCCGTACTTACACATATTACGAACCCAAGGCCAAAGATTGAACTCGATGTTCATGATATCGTAAAATAAATTGTTTAGAATCGCTTGTACATTCTCATCGGATGAACGAATTGTAAGAATATCACCAAACTCATTTTTAAGAGTTGATTCGTCAGCGAATATATCAAGAGCTGATGCTATAATTGGGTCATTGTCCATTGCATCATAATCTCTGAATATCTCTCTACGAACTTGTTGGTACGCCATCGATTGTGCCGAACCTGCCATCTCGTATTGAGTCTTTTGTAGTTTGGTATATCTATCTCTTAGTGTAGAAAGATTGGTGCGTTGTTTGTTGTCGGTATCAACAACTTTACGTCTACCTTTACTATCTACTCTAACAATAGCTTGAGTCGAGAATAATCTCGTCAGTCTACCAAAAAATGAAGTATCTGCCATTTTATTGTTTTTTTAATTTATAACCTTTTATTTACCACTTTCTACAAGACCAATACCTTGCCTTGTGTCTCGGGCCAGGATTATCACAGTTGTGTCTTGCTCTAAAGTTTTTTCTGGCTTGTGGATTTGACTTTCTGATTTTCATTGTACCACCTTTGGCACCACCACCTTGACCGAAATTAACTTTTACCACGTTACCTTGTGGGTTCTTTACATAAACCTTGAACTTTTTAACATCACCTTGCATTGGTTTACCAAGTTTTACTTTTCTTCCTTGGTATTCTGCTTCATTAACTTCAGGTTTGTAATTTTCAAGAAATTCGATAATTTCTTTGTAGTCTTGTTCGTTAGCACAATCATATTCTTCGATTTCATCAGAAGCTTCTCTGATTGTATTTACGAAATTTGAATAAAGTGCTTTAGTTATTTCATCCATAGTATACTCCTTATACAATATAAATATAAGATTTTAACATATTACTTAATTAACCAGGTTAAGTCCTCAAATTGTCCATCACCAGTCTCTTGTTGCCATGGATTGTGTTCCATATGACCAGGTAATGAATTTCCACCATAGACTGCTCCATGTGTTTGTTGTCCAATACCAGTCAAAGCTTGTTTGGTTAGGTCAATACCTTCTTGTCTTAATCTCAAAGCGGTATCCCTAACCCACAAACCTATCGCGAAAGACATTGTAAGGTCATCATTATAACCTTGCATCGCTTCTGCTCTATTTCCTTTCCAAATAAACGTAAACATTTCATCAATCAATCGTGATGAACGAACTGTTACTGATTTGTCCCTAAAATAATCATCTAACTTAGATATGATTAGGGGTCTTGTTTTAGATGTAGTACTAAATCCAGCAACCATACCTCTTTCTTCAGCACGATATTTATTCGTCATCTGATTTTCTACATCTACGTATTTTAAATCCTTACTCATATAGAATAAGTTCTGATATCCTCTATCAATTACTTGTTGGATTGTTGCCCAACCAATGTTTGCATTTTCAATTACAAGTAATGCATTATTATATTCCGTTGCGAGAGCCACAAGGAAGTTACCATAAGCTTTCGTATCCAACTTACCTTTGTATTCTGCAACTTGTGCAGCTTCTTGTATATCAATTACGTGACAAGCTGAGTAATCTCCTCCATCACCTCGAGCAACGTCAGCTACCACCATATATCCTTTGTTATAATTTGGATATTCCCACTTCCAAAGGTTTCCATCGAATCCTGTTTTCTCAATTGGTTCTTGACAGAAGGATTCTTTGTAAAATTGTAGTAGTTGTGGGTCTATTACAGTATCACCAGAAGAAACGAAGTCACAATCACACTCTTGAGCAGCTCCTTTTGGCCCCAATAGTCTTTCTTGTTCATCTCTCCAATCTTGTTGTCTTTCAGGATGAACTGACCAATGTAACATGATAGGATTGAAACCGTTTTCCTCTTCTTCAGCTCCTACCCAAGTTTTGTGAAAGAAATTACCCACACCATTTGGTGTTGAAAGGATAATTGCATTACCACCCGTTGATAATGTAGATTGTGCAGATACCCATATATCTTCAATATTATCAATAAACGCCGCTTCATCAAATACTAAAAGGGATAGTGCTTCGGAACGACCAGCATCACCACTCGAAGAGGTTGCCTTCACTTGTGAACCATTAGAATATCGTAATGATAGTTTATTATCTTCAACTGTTGTTTGTTTTAACCAACTTGGTAAGAAGTCATTCATTACTCTAACCTTTGTTACAAGGTTTTTTGCTACTTCTTGTTTAGTTGCAATTACGAGTACGTTAAAATCTTGGTTGAATAACATCTTCCAAAGAGAAAATCCCGCAACCAATGTGGATATACCTGTTTGACGAGACTTAAGTACGATGTTATATCTGTTTTCTGTAAATTCTGTTAAGGTTTTTTCTTGAAATGGATATAAGTGAAAAGGAATTTTACCACGAACAGGATGTTGAATCATACAATACTTCTTCATGAAGTAAATTGGGTCTGCAGCACACTTTTGGTACTCAATTTTGATTATTTCCTTTAGACTTTGCTTAGCCATTACTCTTTTTTACCTAATTTCCAATACATCGAACCACCAATGAATGGTTCTAATTTAGAAGTTCCAATAATTGGGTCTTGTACTTGATTTGATAAACCTAAATCTAATGTGAATACTTTAAGCTTCTTAGTTCTCAACATTAAACTACCTCTGATGTTATTTAAGAAGTTTGGTTGGTCAAATCCACCACCAAATCCAACATACCATTCATTTTTTGGTAGTTCTTTTACAATTGTAGTGTTATAAACAGTAGGTATCTTGAAATTCCATTCGATTTCTCTTGATTGTATTGCATTCTGTGAAATTACGTCAGTCAATACTCCAAATCCTAAATCACCAGCTGGTTTATTACCATCTACGTCAGTAACTTCATCAGGAAAGTCATATTGTAGATTCAACGTGTCTACAACTTTGTAAGATGCAAAGTATTCTCTAACGATTGCAAGTGAATCTACATTTGTTGGTATCTCAACTTCCTTAATTACTTCTTTTGTTATGTACTTAGGGATGTATTTTTCAACAACCACTTCTTTTTCTACGAATACTGTATCTACTTTCTGCTCTAATAGTTCGTAGTCTTTACCATCTACATCGATGATTTCTTTGTCACCATAATTTTCAGAACCACAACCTCTCATTAGAAGTATGATTCCGAGGAGGAATACTATGAATAGTTCTCTCCACCTTTTTAGTATTAAACTAAAGAATATGCTCATAATTTTTCTTTCTAATCTTCTCTAAGTGAAGATTTCTTTTGTCGGAAATCTCATCAATTTCCTTTTTACTTCTTTCTATAAATCCCTGCATCTCTTCTTTCATTTCATCAACAGGTCTTGGCAGAACATATGTATTGACTACTTCACCTTTTTCATTGATTTCGTCATACTCTTGTTTCAACTCATCCATAGATTGTTTAATTTCTTCTAATTTGAACAATCCATCTTTGATTCTATGTGTATAAACTCGATAAGCTATATAATCGTCAAAAATACCATTTCTTCTTAACTCAGGTTCTATCTCAGTCATACAGTTAATACAATAACCAAATGTTTTTATTGACTTTTTGTGAGCTTGATTAAATTTACCTACGTGTTTACAATCTGTGTTATTACATTTTTCTAAACTTGCGAGATATTTTCTGATATTTTCAAATACTTCAGAGTTTTTACCCTGTTTTACAACATATCCGTCTTTTTTCTCGTATTTGTAATGTTCATCTTCCCAAACATCACCAACTTTACGTTCTTCTTCCTTTTTAGACCAACCGACTTGAGTATTTTTTGCATACTCACCTGTATTGACCATATCTACCAACTTTCTACGAGTTGGGTGCATAAATTTCTTCTTAAATTCTTTACCCATTGTTATATATTAGGTTGTAATTTATATATAAATATATCAAATTGAAGAAACCGTAAATATTAGAAGAAAATACCAAGTATTTGATTTACGGATGCAAATGTACCAGTTAATTTAAAGGTATTTCCGTTATAAGTAAATACGATACCTTCATTTGGTACTATCTTACCAGCTCCACCGATAGAATTCAATCTTCCCAATTCCAATCTTAGTTTTTCTATCTTTTTTGGGTCACCTGATTTCTTAACATCTTTGATTGTTTTATCAATTCGTTTCTTAATATCACGAACTGCCTTATCAGGATTAACTGTTAGTGCTGATGAAGTAAATTGGAGTACTTCTGCTCCTAATCCTAAGAAGATATTCTCAAACTTCATCAAATTATCTTTTGCAATCTTCTTATGATTATCTTTTTCGTGTTTTTTAGCCCACTCAAGTGTTTTTGGGTCTGTGATATTTTTGTTATCCAATCTAAAAGACTTATCCATGAATGCCCATCTCTTAACTAACCCCATTTTGGTTTTGTTATCGAGTGATGTTGGTGAATTCTTCTCAACCCAACGTTCCCACCAAGATTGATGATATACTGCAACACCATCTGTGTCTTTTAGTTTGAATTCTTTTTGTAATCTTGATATTTTAGAGTTATATACAGACTTTCTCTTCGATAAATCTTGTCTCTTAGGTAATTCCACAACAGGTGGGCCTTGAATCGTATAATTATCTTGAACATCTTTGTTCACTTGTTTAATCATACCTGCCAAGATTCTTGCAGCCTCACCATTTTCACCT